TGGATTGGCTACACTTTATGGGACACTTTCACGAGGGATTGAGATACACGAGAAAGGAAGTTCCGGGATGGCGGATCCGAGGCGCCCTAGGAAGTTCAGCGAGGAGTTCAAGCGGCAGATCGTGCAGCTCTACGACAACGGCAAGCCCGTCAGCGAGATTGGGGCGGAGTACGATCTGAGCCACTCGACCGTGCACCGCTGGATCAAATCGATCCACGGGAGCGGGTCGACAAGGGCCGCCGACAACCGCACTCCGGAGCAGCAGCGCATCCTCGAGCTGGAGAAGGAGAACAAGCAGCTCAGGATGGAGGTCGATGTTTTAAAAACGGCAGCGCTGATATTCGCTCGAAAGTAGCCGCGATAACGGCGAACGCCGGCCGTTACCCGATATCGGCGCAATGCGACCTCCTAGGCGTGCCCAGGTCGACCTACTACAGGCTGCGCGGCGAACCGGAGCCCGAGGAGGCCGAGGACCCCATCTCCGACGCCGTCGAGGACGAGTTCCGCAGGAGCGGCGGGCGCTACGGCGCCCGGAGGATAAAGAGGGCGCTGGCGAGGCGGGGGGTGACCGCGAGCCGCAGGAGGATCGGCAAGGCCATGAAGTCGCGCAACCTGGCGAGCTGCTACTCCAAGGCGAGGTTCAGGCCCCGTCCGAGCAAGCCGAACGAGGCCGAGACGCCCAACGTCTTGAACCGCGAGTTCGACGGGCACGCGCCGCGCACCCACGTAGTCGGCGACCTCACCTACGTGCGCGTGCCGGGGGCATGGTGCTACGTCTGTCTGCTCATCGACCTGTACAACCGGGAGATCGTCGGCCATGCCGCAGGTGCCAGGAAGGACGCCAACTTGGTCAAGGCGGCCTTCGCCACCGTGGCGTTTCCCCTGTTCGACATCGAAGTCTTCCATTCGGACAGGGGCTCCGAGTTCGACAACGCGGCGCTGGACGAGCTGTTCGAGGTGTTCGGGATCACGAGGTCGTTGTCGAAGAAGGGGTGCCCTTTCGACAACGCGGTCGACGAGTCGACCAACAAGACGCTGAAGGCCGAGTTCGTGTACCGGGAGCAGTTCAGCAGCCTGCATGACCTCCAGGCAAAGCTAAACGACTACGTTTGGTGGTACAACCACGAGCGCATGCACTCGACGCTAGGCTACATGAGCCCGGTCGAGTTCAGGAACGCAGGCCTCAGTCTCTGAAAAAAGTGTCCCGAAAAGGGTTGCCAATCCATCTTGCATAAGCTCATCGTGCCTCCTCCAGCCACCAGTCAGGGTAGTCTGACGAGGACTCCGGCGAAGCTACCGCGAAGCACTCGATACCTTCGCCCCACTCGTCTCCGATCACGACGACCGGCGTGGCCCAGCGGGAGAACACGTAGACGTAATCGACGATCCGACTCTTCCCGTCCCAGATCATGCCGTGCGTTAGGTCCCAGTCCTCGGCGAGCCCGGCCCACACCGGCTCGTCCGTGGACGCGCATATCTCGGCGGCTCGCTCCCAGTCGAGCACCTTCGCGCCGTCGAGTGCCACGCGGTTCATGCCGAAGAGCATTTCTTCCGTGAAGCCAAGCGAAGACGTGATCATTCCGCACCTCCCTTGCGGGCGTCCAGCTCGCGCTGGCGGCGGAGCAGATCGAGGCGCATAGCCGAAGAACAACAGTCGGTACGGTACCGCTCACTAGGTTTCTCGCCGCCGACCTTCACGGGGCAGTTTCTGCATAAAATGCCAGAGCATCCCCAGTACTCGCCGATGTACTTCCGCGCATCGGCGTCGATGCGCGCCTGGGTATCTGGCGGTGTGTGGTCGAGGTACTTCGCCAGGTAGCACGTCCAGCCCTTGCCTTCGGGCAGGGACACTCTCACCGAGCCGTTGCGGTCGATGCTCGCCACCTCAAGAGGATCGCCGATCCAATCGCCGCTTATCGGGTACACCGTCTCGCCCTCCACGATTGGCAGCCCGTCGGCTCCCAGCACCTCGGGAGCGCGGGGCTTCACACGACCGTTCTCGTCAGTTTTGGCGACGGCGACAATATTGCAAAACGCCGTGGCGAGAAGCCTGCCGCTGCAATCTACCGCAGTCGCATTCCACCACGCGCCCGGGACTCGGCACTCGGCTGTGTAGTCCCAGTCGATGTTACTGTCGCCGAACTGAACAGGCTCCCCAGCCTTGTCGCGTGGGCGCGGGATGAAGCAGCGTTCGAGCCATTCTGAGAGCACTTCGCCCGCGCGGCGATTGGGGTAGTCGTGGGCTTCGATTAATGTATCGAGAGTCTTAAAGAAGCGTCCTTCGCTGACTTCCCTGCGGGCCGCCTCGATCTCGGCGTCGATTTTGTCCGCAAGGGCACGGATGTTTTGCGCATCCTCGTCATAGGTGGTCTCGCTGTATAGCTTACCGCCGAGGGCCGCAAGCAGCTTGAGATGGACAACAGTGTTTCCATACTCGTTAGGCTCGCCGTTCGCCGCCCACCGCAGCAGCTCGGCGGCGGTCATGTCCTTGAGGTCTTTCTCTGCCATTTCAAATCCTCGTTTCTGGGGCGATCTGAGGCCCCGTTTCGTTTCCCTGCTAGTCCGTGGCCGCATCTGCGGCAGATCGGCACCTACAGCCGCCCCCGGCAGCCCCTGCGGGCATCCGGGCGAACGCCAGCAGCGGCACCTCGCAGACGAGGGAGGCGGCTCTGTCCTGCGAGACGTCGTAGACGCTCGCGGCGACGGCCTCGGCCTCGGCGCGGTCGATGAAGGCTGCGGCCGGACTGGGGCTGTAGTCGTCGGTCATGACGATGTGGATGTTCATTCTCGATCCTCTCCGGGCGGGCGGGTCGGGCGCGTCCCCTCGTGCGAGTCTCACTCGCGCGAAGTCCATACCCGATCTCTCCCCTCCCTGTATCTTCTATAGCTCTGGATAAATCTGGATATCGGAAAAGTTCCCCGCAAAACCTTGGCTAACTGTTAGGGAATTACCCCCCAACTGTTAGGGAATCCGCTCCGACTGTTAGGGAATTTCGGGGTGCAATTCCCTACGCTTCCTTTAAGCAACTGTTAGGGAATAACGCAGCCAGAAACGCCTGTTTCCCTAACCGTCACCCTGCGGGACTGTTAGGGAATAGGTATCCGCTCAGGCCGAAAATTCCCTTTCACGGGGACGGGGAAACTGTTAGGGAATCCCGTCGCCGTCAGCAGGCGGCAGGGGCATCACCGCATAGAGCGACGAGTGCCCCTTCACGCCCTTGTGGACGAGCCTCAAGATCCCGACCTCCTGGAGGGCGCGCAGGGCGCGCACGGCCACCACGTCGGCGACAGGCACGCCGCCGTAGCCGAGCGCCAGGGCGGCATCGGCTATGGACATCTGCACGGTCTGCACGTCGTGCGGGCCGAGGTCTCCCCGCCCAGCCTCGAACAGCAGCCACCGCTCGAGCCACTCGGCCTCGACCTCGCCCAGGCCGGATGCGCCGCGCACCATGGAGCACATGGGCGCGAGCAGCCTCGGCCACACCGCGTCCCGGCGCTCGGCCGAGGCTGCGGCGACGATGATGGCCATGGTCTCCGGGCGCATCCTCCAGAAGCGATCTGGGGCGCTGTCGCGCTTCGACGCCATAGGGCCACCTCCTCTCTCGTCATCGGTCTGCATCGGGCGGGTCGGGCGGATCCGGAGGATCCCCGTCGAACCCTCCGCACTCCTCAGCGCAGTCGGGCCGAGTGAATTCGAAGATGTAGGGGCACCAGCCCCACCCGCAGCCGCACGGGCACTTGCACCATTTGCAGCAGCGGTCGCACCACATGCGGGACTCGGGTTCCTCGGGCGGATCGAGCGGGCCGTCGGGCACGTCGTATGGACAGATCATCGCGCCACCCCCCTAGAACAGCCTGAGCTGGTCGTCGCGGAGGTCGAGACGATCCACCCAACAGACGATGCTGCGCTCAAGTTTGTCGAGGAACGAGATGTTGCATCCGTAGCCGCAGCAATGCCCATCGCGATCATCGAAGGTGTCGAACGAGACCGCGCGGAAGCCGCCGACCTCCGGAACTGATTCCAAGAACCGGCTGAACGACATCGTGATGTGCACTTTCTCGCCGGAGGCCTTGACACAGGGCTTGCCGAACTCCTCGACGATGCCGAATCTGCACACGCCGAGGCCGTTGGCCCAGTCGCACAGCTCCTCGATGCTCATGCCCTCGAAGTCGCCGCCGGCCATCACGCCGCCCCCACATCGAAGAGCGTGGGGGCGTAGGCCTCCTCGTCGTGGGCGCGCAGGTAGGCGACGCCATCGTCGAAGTAGCCGGGATTGAGTTCCGTGCCCAAGCCCCGTCGACCCATGGAGATGGCGCGCAGCGGCACCGTCATGAGGCCGCCGAAGGGGTCGAACACCACCTCGCCGGGGTTGCTGTAGCGCTCGATGAGCCTGTCCACGATGTCGAACTGAAGCGGGCAGACGTGGTTCTGGCGGCGCTTGCGCGACTGCTCGGTGTTGAGCGTCCTCATGCGGGATACGTCCGTCCACACGTCGGGGCACCACGACGCGGGGGCGAGGGCCATGAACGTGGTGGGGAGCTGCCCCGAGGCCGCCATGGCGTCGGCCAGGGACACGTGCCACTCGTGGTCGTAGACGTGGGACAGCGTGAAGTCCCGGAACAGCCGGCAGCGCCCGCTCATGTCCATGTCGGCGAAGTCGGCAGCCTCAAGGAGGCGGTCGCCCGAGGATCGCCAGAAGGCGTGGGCGTCGGTCTGCCAGCGCCCCAGGCTGTAGTCGTCCTTCCCCTTCGCGACGGGGACGTCGGCGTAGCCGCGCGTGCGGTCGGTCTGGGGCTTGTGGAAGAGCAGCACGTACTCGGGGCAGCCGACGCCCATCTTCGTGCCGTCCTTGCACTGCTCAGTCCAGCCCAGGCGGTAGGTCTGGTTGTTCTCGCGCACGACGTCGGTCACCACCGTGACCATGCCCACGTAGTCGAAGCCGTGCCCCATGCAGTGCGCGATCACCTGCGCGTGGAACGGGTCTACCGTCGGCAACCCCGCGCCGGTGACCCCGCCGAACAGGATCCTGTCCTTGACGTGGCACGCGTAGATGCGCCCGGGGCGCAGCACGCGCAGCAGCGCGGGGGTGAGGAAGTCCATCTGCTCGAAGAACTCGCCGTTTCCGCTCGTGTGGCCGAAGTCGTTGTAGCTGGGCGTGTACTCGTAGTGGTTCGAGAAGGGTATGCTCGTCACGATGAGGTCTACCGAGTCGGGCTCCATGGAGGCCGTCTCCTCCACCGTGTCGTTGTTGACGACGCGCCACCCCTCGCCCGACTCCTCGCGCCGCTCGCAGCCGACCGAGCGCCGCATGGCGCACGCCGCGTCGGCCTCGGCAAGCCCGTACTCGCGGATGATGGCGGCCATGCGCTCGGTAAGCTCGTCGTGGGCGCGCCACTTCTCGCGCAGGGCGTCAACGACGTGGCCCTCCCCCTCCGCGTAGATGATGTCGATGCGCACCGGCTCCGACTGCTGGAAGCGCTGCACGCGGTGGATCGCCTGGATGAAGTCGTTGAACTTGAAGCCGACGCCGCAGAACACCTCGCGGTGGCAGTGCCGCTGGAAGTTGCAGCCGGAGCCTGACAGGACGGGCTTGGTGGCGAGCACGCGGAACTCCCCGTCTGAGAAGCCGACGATGCGCCGCTCCCTCTCGTCGAGATCCTGCGAGCCGTACACCTCCACCGCCTCGGGTATCTGCCGGCCTATCTCGCGGCGCTCGTCCTCCAGATCGTGCCAGAGCACGAAATGATCGTCGGGGGAGGCCGCGACGATCTCGGCGGCCTTCGCGATGCGCGCGCCCATGGTGGCCCGCTTGATAGACGCCGCCTCGGAGAGGGACACGGCCGAGTCGCGGATGAAGCTGAGCTGGCCGCCGCGATCCTCGGCCGGGGCGGCGTCGTCGGGCATCGGCACCTCGTGCCAGACGACCTCGATGGGCGGCAGCTCGTAGCCGTCGTCCGAATAGCCGAGGTCGCTCGGGCGCTGCACGAACACCGCCCAGGTGGCGAGCCACAGCCAGAACTCGCGCTCCTTGTGCGGGTAGAGCGTGAGGTTGCCCGCCTTGGTGGAGTCGCGCTGGAAGAACCGCGTGAGCGCCTGCCCGGTGTCCATGACCCCGAGGTACCCTGCGTAGTGGATGAGTTCCTTGTAGCGGTTGGGAGACGGCGTGGCGGTGGCCACGAAGCGGTACGGCACGTCGTCGAAGAGCTGGAGGAACGTCTGGTAGGTCTTCGACCCGAACGAGCGCAGCACGCTCGCCTCGTCGAGGCTCACGGCCTCGAAGAGCGACACGTCGAGCCGGCCGTCGCGCACGGACTCGTAGTTGGTGAGGTAGAGGCCGTCGCCCACCACCTCCTCGGTGCGCCGGACGAACTGAGGGCACAGCCCGAGCAGCTCGGCGTCGCGCTTGAACTCCTGGCGCACGCCGAGGGGGCAGACGATGAGGCACCGGCCGCCGCCCTCGTGGGCGAGGATGAGGCGCATTATCTCGAGCTGCATGAGGGACTTGCCGAGGCCGAACGCGGCGAAGATGGCGCGGCGGCCGCCGCGTAGGCACCACCGCACGATGTCCCGCTGGTGCGGGAACAGCACCGGCGACACGTCGTCGCCGGGGTCGAACCCGCTGCGCGGCGCGCACACCGCCTTGCGGGACAGGAAGTCGTAGTAGAGGTCGATCACTCGGCCACCTCCGATCTGCAGATATCGCTTGGAACGTTTTTCGTCACAGGTACCTCGCCTCCTTGTCCACGGCATCGACGCAGGCGCGGCAGCGCAGGCCGAACGCGCGGGGGCACGGGTCGTCGGCGAGGTCGGGGCACTCCCCCGCAGCATCGCGCCGCGCGCACTCGGCGTCGATGGCGCGCCGCCGGTAATAGTCGCGCTGACGCACGGCCTCGTTCGCGCGGCGCACCGCCTCCACGAACGCGTAGTGGACGCCGCGCGCGTACTCGGCGAGCAGGGCGCGGGATCCTCGCGTCTCGGTCATGTCGCCACCCCCTACCGCAGCCGCACGGGCATCATCAGCGCCTCGGTGTCGCCGGCGCGGACGATGAAGGGCTTGAGTGGATCTTGCATCGAGATGGACACGTCGCCCTCGCCCATGCACGAGAGCACCTCGACGAGGATCTTGGCGTTGAGCCCGATCTCGCACGGAGCGGATACCTCGGCATCCACGGTCTCGCGCATGGACTCGCGGTCTGACTGTCTGACGAAGGTCATGCCGGAATCGTCGAAGCCGAGCGTGAGCGCGTTGGAACCCGGGATGACGGCGGCACGTCTCGCGGCATCGAGGGCCGATGCCCTACCGACGCGCACAGTGCAGGTAGCCTCGCCGGAGAAGAAAACGTCGCACTGACGGTACTCCTTCTCGTACCCGCGCGAGACCATGGAGATGCCGGGGCCGGAAATGCGGAGCTGCCGCTCGGATGCGGACAGCACAATGTCCTGCCCCGCGCAGGCTGCGGCGGCAGCAGCCAGGAACTGGGGCGGGAACGCGGCCCGCATCTCACCGATCCCGGCCGCACTGCATCGGGCGCGAACCATGGCGTACCCGTCGGTGCCGGTGAGGCGCAGCGTATCGCCGCCGGCCTCGACGAGCAGACCCTCCACGGTGCGGCCCATGCCAGATCCCGAACCCCTGCCTTCGTCGGCGCACGCCCACGAGCATGTCTTGACGAGGGCTGCCAGAGAGTCTGCCGGGACGGTGACCGAGCATCCGTCCTCGGGCGCGGGAAACGACGGGAAGTCGGCCGGATCGAGTGACGGCAGGTCGAACGACGCGCGGCCGCATGATACGGTCACGTCGGCACCGTCACCCGCCACGGTGACCGCGCCGGCGCTCATCGACTTGACTATGGAATCGAGCGAGCGGGCGCTGACGAGAACCTGCCCCTCCTCTTCCACGAAGGCCGCCGCGCTGACGGAGCACGACTCGTCGAGGTCGTTGGCCCCGACCGTCAGACTGTCGGCGGCGGCTGTGAGCAGCACGCAGGCCAGATGGCTCTCCTTCTGGCCCTTGGCGATCTTGCAGGGGGTCACCATCACGCGGCGCAGCTCGTCTTTGTCTATGGTGACGATCATTCGCCACCTCCTTTGCTTACGGGAGGGGACGCCACCCCGGCAAGCGGAGGGCGTCCCAGGTGTTTATCTGGAAATCGGTCAGCAGGTAGGCCCAGAAGGCGCTCTGCCACCCGCGCACGGAAGGCGCGATGTCGGCGTCCTCCCCGTCGCACCACCACAGGTGCAGCCTGTGCATCTCGGCCGCCCCGTGGTGCAGGATGCGCCCGTCGGCGTCGTGGAGGGCGTTTCCCCGCCCGCACAGGTGCACCACGGGGCCGGAGGATCCGCCCAGCGAGCGGGCGACCACATGGTGCCGCTCGGGGTGGGGCCGCCCGCAGACGGCGCACCACCCCGGCAGGTGGTCTTCGCCCCTCATGTTGTGGCGCGACAGCCGGGACATGGGCGAGCATGTCAAAGGCGTATCACCTCCACGTCCTCGGCGGGAATGGGCAGCTGGCCCTCGCACTGCGGATCTGGGAGCGGGAACGCCTCGTCGATGAAATTCAGGGCAGCCTCGACCGTCGGCTCGTTCATTCGGTAGTAGTGCTGGCCGAACTCGTCGAAGACGGCCCTGGCAATGTCGTTTCCGTCGTAGGCCCCGAGGTCGTGGATGGCCGCGATGGTGTCGGCGAGCTTGCGCTGGGCCTTCGTGGCCTTCGAGCCGAGGTGCGGCGAGAACGGGACGCGCCCGTCCTCTGCCACCGGAGGCAGGGTCACCTCCTCGTCGTCGCGCATCCACATCTCCAGGCCGCACCCGAAGCGCATGGCCGCGTTGCGGATCGCGTCGCCGATGATCTCCTTGGTGACATCGGCCCCCAGCTTCCCGTCCGCGTCGCCGTAGCCGATGCGCTCCACGCCGCAGACGGTGAGGTAGATCCACAGGCCGCCGGCTATGATGAGGGGCGCGCCGTCCGGGCGCACTGCCATGGCGCGCCACGACCACGACGGGTCAATGTCGTTGAGCCGCTTGGTGACGGCGGCGTGGCCGATGTAGCTCAGGTGCTTCGCCGGCAGGGGGTGGCGCTTGCCGCACCTCGGGCACACGTGGTACGCCTCGGGCGGGATGAAGCGGTCTCCGGCGTCGTTGCGGTCGTACTCGCCGACGTACACGGGGCGCAGCTCCACGGCGTCCTCGGGGAACGGCTCGCGCAGGCGGGCCAGCGCTGAGGCCTGGCGCTCGGTAAGCTCCTCCCACATGCTACGACACCCCCTTGATGCCGTCGCTCACCGCGCCGATGGACTTCGCGTACTCGGCGATCATGATCGCCTGGGGCTTCGTGGCGCGGAAGCGGAAGTCCCACTCGCGCACCTCGGGCGCGGACGACTTGGGGCGGCGGGGAGCGCCGCCGGCCTCGGCGGCTTTGGCCTGGGCCATGGCCCGGGCGACGCGATCCTCGGCCTCGCGCTGCATTTGCTCGGCGTGGCGCTCGCGCGCCTCGGCCTCGTCGGCGAGCCGTTTCGCCTCGGCGAGCGCGCCAGACAGGTCGAGGTGCTCGCAGTAGTGCTTGTCCGCCGCAGTCGCGAACTTCGGGGCGGCAGCGCGGATGGCCTCGCGGTCGCTCACCGCCGTGGCGATCATCTGGCCGAGCTTCGAGACGGCCTTCGTCTCGCTCCAGCTGCGGCCCATGAGCGCAGATTCGCGCTTGATGAACCGCGCAAGCGGTATGGCAGCAATGAGATCGGGGGCCTGGGCCTCGTACTCGGCGAGGAGCGCCGCCTTGCGGGCGGCGGCGAACTCGTCGTCGAGTTCCTTCAGCCGGCCGTCGATGATGGCGATCTGCTCCTTGATGACCGCCTTCACCTCCTCGCACTTTGCCTTGAAGGCCTCCTTGGGCGCGTCGTAGGCGCGGAAGGCGTCCTTGCGCGCCGTCTCGATGGCCTCCACCTTGGAGTTGAGGTCGGCGCGGATCTTCCGGGCCGCTTTGCGGTCTTCGTCGGTCACGATGTCCATGCCCACGACCTTGCTGACGTAGGAGCGGGCGGCGACCTTCATGGCCTCGAAGTCGGCGGACAGGCCGCCGGAGGTTGCGCCCATCTCGATGACGGACAGCGCGCTCACTGCTGGAACAGGCTCTGCTGCGCCGCCCGGCACAGCTCGCCCTTCGTTGGTCTCTTGCATTTGGAATCCTTTCGGGTCTTTCGGGGGAAGATCTGCGCGAGGGGGTCTCCCTCCTCGCACATCCGCTTCGCCTCGGCGTAGCTGCGGGCCAGAAACACCGTGCCGTCGCCCACGCGGTCGTGCCACTTCTGCTCGAAATCGAAGTCGTCTATGGGGGATCGGTTGCACGATATGACCCGCGCGAGCACGGGGCGCATCATGGCCATGTACCGGGCGATGACGCTCCACAGCTCGTGGGAGAAGCGAAACTCCTTGTCGTTGGTTATGCGGAGCCGGCTCTTCTTGGCCATGCGGTAGATGTAGTCGCGGCCCACCCAGTCCTCGCCCGCCTCCACCTCGCACAGGCACAGGTGCATGACGCGGTTGTAGGTGCCCCGGTTGGCGGCTATCCAGTCGAGGCCGTAGTCGAGCAGTTCCTCGGGGGTCTTGCGGCGCATGCCCGCGCCGCGCCCCGCGTCTCGGCTCATAACCCCGGGCCGCCCGATGCGGCCTCGATGCCGGCGGCGTAGCCCGCGTTCCAGCCCTCGCCGCGCCCGGCCTCGTAGCCGAGGCGGTGGACGCACGTGAGCGACCAGATGCACGCGATGAGCACCGCGATGAAGAGCACGAGCGTGGCAACTTCCGCAGCGCGGACTCTCGGCTCGCGGGGAATGTGGTAGTATTTGGGCGTCTTCGGGCTGTTCTTGTCCAAAGACTCCTTGAGGCCGCGCGCGCCGGCCTTGGACAGCTTCAGGGGCGCGCGGCCGCTCTCGTCCCGCCTCGGCGGCTTGCGCCGGGTCGGGCGAGGATGGAATCGCTTGCGCAATCTCATCCCTCCTCTCCTTTGTTCCGGACAGTTCCTCCGGGGTCGCTTTTCCGGCCAGCGTTCCCGGCAGTCGGCCATTCGGTTGTCAAAGTTCGCGTGCCTTGTCGGCATCCAGGGGGCGGCACAGCCGATCGCTGCTATTCCTGCTCGGGCGCGTCCGAGTGCCTTTTCGTTGCGCCCCGGTGCCGCCCCCTGGATGCCGGCCCCCGCAGGGGCCGGGCGCGAAGCCGATTAGGACTCGGCCGATTCCTTTGAGGCGCAGTCTGGGCAGCCGCCGCATTCCCGCTCGATGCCGGCGAGGATGTCGCCGAGGCACCCGATGGCGCGCTCGGCCCTCTTCTCGCGCATCTGCTTGGCGATACCGTCGCAGCACACGGCCTTGGCGACGTCCGCGCCGATTCCGGCCTTGTCAGCAATCGCCCCGATCTGGCGGGACGCGGCGTCTATGACCGCGTAGGCGTCCCTCGTGCCGATAGCCCCGCAGGCGTAGCTCTTCGTGCCGTCGTCTGCGACGACCGCGACGAGGCACAGGGTGCCCCCGATAGCCTCGCACCAGTCCCCGTCGGACTCGATGATCACGTTCAGGTTCGGCTTCTTCTCTTCGCTCATGTCGGTTCTTCCTTTCGTTCGATGGTCTGTTTCGCTTGCGGCCCGGGCGGCGCTACGCCGCCTCGGCCCTCTCGCTGGAGGCCTGCTCGGCCTCCCACTCCTCGCAGAGCGCCCACAGCTCGGCCATGAGGCCCCACTCGGGGTCGGTCTGATCCATGTCGCCCACGGGGCCTCCTTCCTCGCGCCCTCCCGGCGGCGGGGCGCGTTTCGCCGGAACACCCTGCGCTGCGGCGGCCCGGTAGAATCACCTCGGAAAGGAGGTGATGTTCATGGATGAGCAGACGTTTGATTACGCCGTCAGACTTGCCGCCGGAGCCTTGGCCGGCGGCCAGGCCGAGGACGTCGAAGACGCCGTCGAGTTCGCCTACCACAGCTACTTCGAGCTGATGAAGGCGCGCCAGCAGCTCATCGACGATGCCGAGGAATAGCGGCTAGATCAGGGATCTCAGGGCCTCGGACACATCTCGAATGATTCCAACAGTGCCGAACTTGTGCACCGAGGCCGGATCCTCCGCAATCGCCCCCAAGATGGAGACGGCATGCTCCCTGGCGAGCCGTCTGGCCCGCTTCTTTGAAAGACCGTCTTTCTTCTTTGTCATGGGCGGCCCCCTTTCCGGCCGCCGCAGCGCAGGGTATTCGGTTCTCAATGTGCGCCGGCATCGGTGCCGCCGGCATGCGTCGCGCCTTTGCGGGGCGCTCAGATGGAGGCTGCCAGCTTCGTGGCGACCTCGGTCACGGGGTCACAAGACCACCGTGCCAGGTCTACGGTCAGGGACATCCAGTTCGCAAGGTTGGCGACCAAAGCGAGCAATGCGGCAAGCGCAAGTGCAAATCCGACACCAGCTATAACTGCCAGCACCGAAGAACCACTCACAGAATCCTTCTTGCCGTAGACGATGGTCGCGGCAAGAGTCACAGCGAATGATGCAGCCAGCACGACAGCAGCTATCACCGCAGAGTCGTGCGAGTTGATTACATCCATCTCTATCTCGGCGATCTTAGCCGCCACGTACTCGGGCGTCGCGACCTGGCTTGCGAACTCGAATAGATCAGGCATCTTTATCACCTCCCCTCAATCACGATCTGGGCCAGAGTCGAGGCCCACGCGAGCCCGGCAAACGACCATCCCAGACAGGCCAGAGATCCAATTGTCGGAATCTTGAAAGCACCTATGCTGTCGATCCCGGCGACGACGTGAGCGCCAGCGGCTACGGTGCACAGGAGAGCGCCGACGCCGCACGCGATGGTGACGACTGGCAGAATGACCCGAGCCATAGCAATCGTCTCCTAGGCCGCCGGCGCGCGGCCGGAGAACTCGTCGAGGCCCATGCCGAAGAACTCGGCCAGCGTCAGCGCGTTCTCGAAGCTCATGCCGCTCTTGCCGCGCTCGTAGCCGGCCAGCGTGGTCTGGGCGATGCCGGTGGCCTCGGCCAGCTCGGCCTGCGTCAGGCCGCGCCGCGCGCGCTCCGCGCGGATCGTCGCGCCCACTCGAGATGCATCCATCATTCGACGTCACCCCCTCTCCGCTTTCCCGCGAGGATCCACCCCGCGCGCAGACCGACACACAGCAGGCACATCCCGCACATGAGAGTCATCATGTGGGAGTCGCCCTGGCCCCAAAAGTAGATTTGGAGCACCAGAAACACGAAGGAGAAGAACGTCGTGATCGCGTTTACGGCCGCGCCCATCTACACCGCCTCCTTGCAGAAGCGAGCCTCAAGCTCGGCCGTGATTCCAGCGGCTGCATCCGCGTAGTGAGGAACCGTCTCGCCATGGTTGTATCCTCGGTCATAGGCGTAGACCTCGCGCCCCTCGGCGTCGCGGATATACAGCTTCGACACGTTGCCGCCCTCGGGGAAGCGCTCCGTGGGGAGGCCGAAGATACTGGGCAGGTCGAACACCTTGGCGTTGAAGTAGTAGCCATCGTCCGTGCTGCCGCTTACCCAGCCCCTACAGTTGCGCGCCCCGATCTCCATGGCCAGCTCCTTCCGTGTCGCGGAACCAAAAACCCGTGGGCGCGGCGGCCTGGTAGAATCACCTCGGAAAGGAGGTGACGAAAAATGACTGACGAGAAAATCAACGCCGTGGCCGTGCTCGCGGCCAGCGCTCTTGCAAGCGGTCTTGTCACGACGACCGAGGAAGCCTCGGATATAGCCGTGGAGTGGTACGAGCAGTTGCGCGGCAAAATGTCCGAGCGCACGAGGAGGCTCGCAGACGAGGTAAACGCCAAGATGGGCTTCTAGCGCAGGGCCGCCAGGGCCTCAGCCGCCCTGGCGGCCGCCTCGAAGTGCGTTCTAGCCACCTCGGACGCTAAACAGGAGGAACCGCCTCTGTCTTCATCGACGACGTAGGCTTTCAGCACAAGCTCGGAGTGCTTCTCGATGCACCTCGCGAGGCACTTGCGGGCTATACGTCGCGCCTTCCTCTTCGACATTCCATTCTTCTTTGCCATGGGCGGCCTCCTTTCCGGCTGCCGCGCCCACGGGTATTCGGTTCTCAAGGTGTCGTGTTTTTAATTCGTTACGAACTAAAAGTGAGACATATATTATTCGTTCCTGAACTACTTGTCAACGATTTTTTGAAAAATATATTGCTTATTTTGTTCAACGTGAATAAAATTTCGCTACGGAAGGAGGCCCGATATGAAAACGCAGCTTCAACGCATCAGAAAAGAGAAGGGCTTTAAGAGTGCAAGAGCATTTGCCGAACATATCGGCATGAGCAAAAACACCTACACCAACTATGAACAAGGAACGAGGCCTCTGACCCTCGAACTGGCCTGGGAGTTCGCCGACGCGCTGGAGTGCACGCTCGACGAGCTGGCGGGCCGCGAGTGGCCGGCCCCCGCATTCTCCGACCCCGGCCAGGCCGCCCTGAACGGATACTGGGAGTCGATGAACGACGACGGCCGAGAGGCCCTGGTGCACACAGCAAAGCTCATGAGCGGGTCTCCGGACACGCGTATCGAAAAAGATAGGCCCGCACATGATGGAGTACCGGCCGAGGTGGGAAGGAGCGCGTAGGTGAGCGAGGGGAAGAAAGACAGCGCCCCGTGGACGGGGCGCAGGGTAGCGGCCCTGGTCGCCAAGGCTATCGTCGGAGCGGTAGGCCTGTGGTCTGGGGCCATCACGATCATCGAGCGCCACGGGGCCGAGCTGACGGGATTCCTCGCATGGACAGCCGGCAACTCGTGGTGGCTGCTCCCCTTGTCCGCGCTGGGGTGCGGGATATGGCTCGGGTGGTCGCTGAAGCGCCGCCAGATGGCGAGCGACAACATCACCGCCGAGCGCATCGCCGACCTTGAAAAGGAGAATACCAGTCTCAAGAGCAGTATCGAGGTCTTGAAGAGCGATACGGTCGAAAGATTCCTCGGCGAGCTGCCGTTTGTCAAGCTCATGGCCATGGACTCATTCGACCACGATGGGATCGCCGACCCCCACAACTTCATATTCGACTATCTGGTCGATGAAAACATCCTCGACTGCGCAAACGATTTCTTTATCCAGGAGAGCCTGGTTCCCGAGGGAACGAGATGGATTCTGCGACCAGATATACGCTACGCAATATCAGACGACCCGTCGCTGCTGAGATTCGCCCGGGAGGCGAGAGACCGAGGGGATGAGGGAGACTATGCCATGTTCACGGTTCTCGACGATCGCGTAGTGCGAGATGACGCGATGTATATGAAGCGGATGGGATTCTATGTGCCGGAAGAATAGCCTGGTCTGAGATATGAATATAAGTCCCGCGCATAAGGACTGCAAGGGAGAATATTTTGAAATATCGCTTTGAAAAAACTTTAGGGGTGATACAATGGGCAACGACAGAACCGGGGGCATCGGTCGCAAGACGCGTGTCAGTCCCCCGGTCGTTTCTTTTTCCAGGGACTTCTCGCCATCATCGGAGCCTCCGCAGCCGATCATCCAGAACGAGCTGAGGGCGGTCATTTACGCGCGTTTCTCGTGCGACAAGCAGCGGGACGCCTCCATCGACGACCAGGTGGCGGCCTGCACCGAGTACTGCGGCCGCATGGGCTACGACGTCGTGGGCGTGTACCCCGACTACGCGCTGTCGGGCCGCAGCGACGACCGCCCCCAGTTCCTGCGCATGGTGGACGACGCGAAAAAGGGACTCTTCGACGTGGTGGTGGTGTGGAAGGTAGACCGCTTCGCGCGAAACATGATGGATCAGTACCACTACGAGCGCGAGCTGTCCCTGTCGGGCGTCACGCTGGAGTCGTGCAAGGAGAACATCGCCGGCAACACCATCGAGGCCGACATGAACAAGGGCATGCTGGCCCTCTTCGCCCAGATACGCTCCCAGCAGTCGGCCGTGGACACCATGCGCGGCATGGTCGGCAAGGCAGAGAAGTGCCAGTACCTTGGCGTCCCGCGATTCGGGTACTCACACGAGGGCGACGAGATCACGCTCGACCCCGTGTGGGCACCCGTGGCCCGCAGGATCCACACCGACTACCTCGCCGGCGTGAGCATCGAGTACCTGGCGCGCGAGCTGCGGGACATGGGGGCGACCACCACGCGGGGCACCGAGCCCGACTACGAGTTCGTGCTGGGCATCCTGAAGAGCACCGCCTACGCCGGCGTGTACCAGTGGGGCAGGAAGAGGGACGACCGGGGCCGCGTGGTCACCGACGAGAACGGCGACCCCGTGCCGCTCGTGTACAAGGAGGGCGGCATGCCGGCCATCGTGGACATGGATACCAAGATGGCGTGCCTGCGCCGCATAGGCCAGCGCAAGAGGTACGCGGCGAAGGCCGACTACATCCTCGTGGGCAAACTCTCCAACGCAGAGACAGGCGCTCCCATGCACGGCGAGACCGCGCGGGGGCGCTCGGGCAGGCAGTACTTCTACTACGTGGACAAGAGCGGCGGCAAGCGCGTGAGCGTGCGCAAGGACGCCATAGAGGCGGCCCTGGCCGAGGCGGTGCGCTCGCTCCTATCGGACAAGGCCGTCACGGCCCGCCTCGTCGCCCGTGCCGCGAGCTTCAAGCGCGAGGCTGACAAGAGCGCGGACATGGCGCTGAGGGCCGCCAGGGACGATCTTGCGGCCCTGGAGCGCAAGCGCGCCAACGTCATAGACGCCATCGCCGACGGCGCGCCGCTCGACGGCTTCCGCGAGAAGCTGGAGTCAATCAACGCGTCCATCGAGCGCGCGAAGGCGAGGATCGCCAAGGAGGACGATGCCGGGCGCGGCGACTACGAGGAGCGCATGGCCGCGTTCCTGGCGTCGTCGAAGTTCGCCAACCTGCCCGACGAGAAAATAATTTCGATGTTCGTCGGGTCGGCGGCGTATTTCGACGGGCGGGCGGCGGCGATTCTGAACTTCACGCGCGATTCGGGCGACGCCGCCGAGGTGCGCGAGATTCTGATCGGCGAAATGAAAAAGTCGAACCCCAGGTCAGACCTAGGGTTCGACAATTATGGGTCTGGCTCCCCGGGCCCATCTGCAGGCGAACCGAAAATGCCGATGCTCATCTGCTTCTCGAAGAAGAATGTCGGGCTTTATCTAGCGCGGAGCGGCATCGGAGTAACATTTTCGACAAAAGCCGCTTAATTTCAACCGTAAACGCAGAAAAGGCCCCGGCCCCCGCATCACTGCGAGGGCCGGGGCCGTGCGTTTCGAGGACTTACGCCTTCTTTGCGTAGGTGCTGCCGCTGTAGCGGATCGCGAACCATCCGTCGGCAGTCTTACCCCACAGGTCGGAGCCCACCGCCTTGGTCTCGATCACCGTGACCGTCCTGCCCTTGGCGTAGGCCTTGCCGGTCTTGGCGCAGGAAGTGCCCGCGCCCTTGCGCACGGCCACGCCGGAGGGCGTGGTGATCTCGTACTTGGCCTTCTTCTCGGCCGGCTTCGCCGCGCCGAAGGCCTCGCCGCGCAGGTAGGCGTTGACGGCGAGCTGCACGGCGGCGGGGTCGTACCCCTCGGCCCTCAGCTTCTTGCTGCGGTCGGGGTCGTTGCCGTAGCCGCCGTCGGCCACCTTCGCCACGAGCGCCTTGGTGACGGCCTTGGCCGCCGTGGGGGACGTGGCCGCCGCGCTGGCGTAGGACGGGCGGATGCCGCCGCAGATGGTGGAGTAGGCGCGGGTGCGCTCGGCCACCTTGCCGCCGGAGGTGTTGCCCTCGATGGTCTTCACGGTCTTGGCCTTCACATCGTTGGACACCACGAGGCCAACATGGTCGTCGGTGCCGTCGTCCTCCCAGTCGAACAGCACCACGTCGCCGGCCTTGAGCTGCGCGGCCGCGAGCGTCTGCTTGTGGTGGATGCTCGGGCAGTACGCACCGGGGAAGCCGGCGCACTTGACGCCCGCCTTGGCGAGCGCCCACGAGACGAACATGGCGCAGTAGGCCACGCCGTTGGCCCCGTAGTCGTAGCCGTCGGGGCCGTCCACCTCCTTCTCGTACCAGCGCCCGTACTTGGTGCCGCGCTCGGGGTCGGAGTACCGGTCGTAGCCGACCTCGGCCCGCGCGATCTTGAGCAAATCGCTAGCGGTCGCCATCCCGATCCACCTCCCCGACGGTCTCCGTAGCCGAGGAGCCGCCCTTGATGGCGCGGAGCACCCTCCCCGCCTCCTGGGCGGCCAGGGTGACGTTGTTGTTGCGCCACCACACCCAGCCCATGACGGCCACCGAGGCAACCGCGAGCACGGCGTTCTCGATGCCGTCCCCGTCCACGTCGAAGCCGAACATGGCCCCGACGGACACGGCCAGCGCCACGGCGAGCCGGGCCACTGCCGTGGCCGTCTCCGAGTTGATCTTCCACTTCTCCATGATTTCTCCTATCTCTCCTTCGCGGCGGCGTCCATGGCCGCCACAGCCGCCGGGATGGGCATCCCGACGATCTCCATGTTGTTGTTCATGTCGTGCATGATGACCTCGATGTAGCTGTTGCCGCCGAGCTTGCGGTAGCTGTCGAACAGCCTGTTCGCCGTCTCAAGCTCCATGGGCGTGATGTACCCGCGCTCCTTGGCCCGCTCGTAGATCGCGACGATGTGGCTCTTGAGGTCGTTGCGCTCCGTCTCCATGAGCAGCCTGTGCTCCGACTGGAACTTCCGCAGCTCGGCGACCATCTCGCCGACCGCGCCGGCGACCCTCCGCGCCGCCCAAACCACCGCGCCCCCGAGCACCATGCTGATGATCGCCGGCAGCGCGGCCATGAAGTAGCCCATAGGCTCCACTCCCTTTCTCTTGTTCCTCTGCCCAAATCCAAAGCGCGCGGCACCCGTGGGAGGAGCCGCGCGATTTAGCCTTTGAGAGAGGAGTCGCCATGAACCCCATGAACCTGACCATCGGAGAGATCGCGTGGAGCCACTACCTGCCGGCAAAGCGCCAGCGGAGGCGCACCAACACGTGCGACGGCTACGAGAGCAGCATCAGGCTCTACGTCGCGCCCCGCTGGGGAGGCATGGCCATCGCCGAGATCGAGCCGGACGACGTGCAGGGGTGGGTGGACGATCTGGCCAAGACCGACGCAGGCCCCGGCGGGGCCTGGAAGGCCTACAAGTGCCTGAGGCAGATCGTCAGATGGGCGCTCGCCAAGTGGAAGATGCGCGTGTACGACCCCACCCAGCACGTCGAGAAGCCGCGCGTGCCCGCCTACAGGCCCGAGACGCTGACACACCGCCGGATGAAGCGCCTGATCCGTGGCATGGTAGGCTGCGAGTGCGAGTCCACGTTCGTCCTGAGCGCGGCCCTGGGGCTGCGCCCCGGGGAGAGCTACGCGATCAGGTGGGAGCAGATCAACTGGCGCACGGGGCTGGTGCCCATCCGCGCCACCTTGCAGCTCGCCAGCGACGGGCTCAACGAATGGCCCACCAAGACCGCCAAGGGAGAGCGCGACCTGTACCTGCCGCCCTGGGCGCTCGACCGACTGCACCAGGTATGGGTGGATCGGGGCCGCCCGAGGGGCCGGGTCATCGGCGACCTGACACCAGGGCAGGTGGCCTACCGCATACAGCGGTGGATACGGCGGCATAGACTGCCGAGGGTGACCATGAAGAACCTGCGTCACACATGGGCCACCATCGCGGCGCAATCCGGAGTGACCATCGAGCTGGTGGCCTCGATGCTCGGCCACGCCAACGTTAGCACCAGCTACAGGTACTACTACGCCCTCACGCGCGCCGCCGTCACCAGGGCGCAGCGCAGGGTGTCCAGGCGGCTGCTCGGCAAGACGAGCGATGACATGTACAAGGGCATTGTCTTGACACCGACCTCCCTAGAGGCGATGCCTGCGGCTGCCTAGGTGATTCCGTATCCCGCGTATCTATCTCCATCAAGGACGGCGTAACTGCTCACAGAGTTGGAAAGGTCGCATTTCTGATCTGGTCAACCAACGACAAGCTGACGGCTAACAGCTTCACCGACATCGCCACGCTGCCGGTTGGGTGGAGGCCGGCGCAGAGGATCTACTTTCCCGTCGAGAACTATACACATGCAGCCAGGGGCTATATCGACACGGCCGGCCGCTTTGCCGTATACGCCTTCGATTCCGCAAACCAGACACAGGGGATGGTGTCGTTCCCTCTGCCATAGGCATTCCGTATCCCACAAGCTCGTGACTGTGGGCGCGGTCGGCAGTATCGGCACCCTCTACAGGTGGGGCAACATCGGCATCATCGAGATCTATCTGCTCCAGAAGACCTCCATTGCCGCATGGGGCAACGTGTCGGCCACGCTTCCCGGCGGCATTAAGACCGCCGTGACGGCCCGCAACCGGCTCACGTGCGAGGACAAGCCAGGCAACGAGTTGAACGCACGCGTCGCGGACGGCACCCTGTACATCGAGAACCGCACCTCCGCAGCCGTGTCGATGCCCACCTCGGGCGGGTACATCAGCGGGAGCGTGGTCTTCCCGATCTTGTAGGCATTCCGTATCCCAGAGCAATGTTGTGCTGCCCAACGCCGCCAACAGCACGCACAGGATCGA